TTGTGATTACGGCTTTATCTGAACCGAACCGAGCTATATCTGATATGATATATTTTTTCTTATAGTCTTCTACGACGTGTGTATTCGTGAATAGATTTGTGATTGATTGATAAGTGATCAATGCAGTCGGGTCGTCGTCGTAGTCGAAATTACCATATAGTAGACGTTCTTTTGTAGCCTTGTCTTTTAGTGTATGTAAGGTCTTAATGTAGTCTTCCGTTAGGTAGGGGTTATCTACGGCGAGTGCAGGTATGAATTTCGTATGAGGTTGTTCTTCTTTTTTCTTGAATGGTAGGTAGAAGACTTGATATAACCAATTCTTTTTCGGATTGAACGTGACGAGTATCTTGCCTTTGATTTTGAATTCTGTATTGTACCACCTACCGACACGTGTCTTCAATACTTCATATGCCATGCTGTGTACGTTACCTGCCTCCTCTATCCAACCGCCTGTGTATTCCTTTGAACCAAGACGTTCATACATTGGGTCTTTCTGGGGATAGTAACTGAGGTCAAGGAACTCTATTTCACTTCCGTTGTTGAAGTATATGTGATTATCTGCGTATCTCCATTCTTTTCGTTTTAGTTCTTTTGCTACTTTTCTGAACGTGAACAGTACGGATTCTCTTGTATCCTTGAGGCTGTCGCGACCAACGAACCACTTACTACCAGGTAAAACTTCACACATGAGCGTCAGCCAATAAGAACCGAGTATGGACTTACCTCCTCCTGCTGCCCCTCCGTAACCTACACAAGTGACGTCTGGTCCAGTCAGGAGGTCTAATGCTTTTAATTGTTTGGTTGTTAGTTGCATACTATTGTAGATTGAATGCCTTGCGTATTGCTTCTACGGCATTGGTTGAGAAGTCAAGTTCCTGTTTGTTTTCTACCTTTTCTGGTGCATTATACCCGTACATTTTAGCGAGTTTCTCTATCGCTGCCAATTTATCATACAGTTTTATTTTAATGTACTCGACCTTCACAGGTACTTTCTTACCATTGATAGGTACCATAATGGTTTCGGTTTTCGTATCAATACTCTCTATGGCATCTAATGCCCCCGGATTGTTTTCCTTGATTTCCTCCCATTCCTCTAACTTTATCCAATTATTATGGAGATGTGCGATTGAGGAGAATGCGATTTTCACAAGTTCTGCAGATAGACGAGCCTTACTCACACCACATATCTTCTCGTAGTCTGTCTGGATGAATGCTACATATTGCTGTATTTTCGGATTTCTTCTCATTTTACTGCCCATTGTAGCGGCACTGAACGTGGTGCCTCTGTAGATTGTCTTATAGGCTCTCGTGGCGTTCCAATCAATACAGTACTCCATACAAAACCTTTTTTGACGTTCTGTAAGTAGTTCTTCAAGTTCTTCACGTGTGTATTTTCTACCTATATCGAACACCTCTTTTTTGGATTGTCCGAGTATGTTTAGAGCCTTCTTATTGGCTCTCATGTGTTCTGCTTGCTTTATCCGGTATTCCGGTTGCTTGGCCTTAGTTACTGTTCTTTTCATAGTTTTTCTATGTTTGAAGATTGAATCCGAACTTCCTTCCACTTGCACGTTTCACATGATTTCTTATCATATTTATAATGAATACAAGTATTCTTGTTGGTAGTTCTGATGCATTTGATGTATGATTCTCGTGCCATATACATATTTTTTCGTAAAAATAATAAAAAAATTCATATACCTACAAGTATTGAAAATAAAAGGATTGGAGATGTTTTTTAAAAAAAATATTTTAAAAAAGTCTTTAAAAAATTTGCTTTTTAAATTCATTTATCCGTATATTTGTAAAACGAAACAAAGATAGTAATAAATTAAAAATTTAGCAAAATGAACTACAGAATTGTACAAGACACGAAAGGTAAGTGGAGTCTGCGTGTGCAACAAAACGAAAAATGGATAGTTGTTGAAAATGTACCTCATCTTTTCGAGATTCTCAAACCTAATAGCATTGAGAACGTCTACACAAAAAAAGAAGAGTACCCAACGAAAAGGAAATCGTACCTGTATGACTTTGAATGGAGAGGTCATATGAATTGCATGTACTTCTACAAAGAGGTCTTTCAAAACTACCCTGCCAACCGTGTAACTCGTACCGAAATATTCTTACGCGACTATGATAAGCCATTTGCAGGAAGTCCGAAATACATGCAGACAATTAGCTCGTCACGTGCCACAGTACGTAAGAACCTTGAAAAAGTGATCAGATTTTTAAACCAAATGGAAATGGAGGTTAGTCATGTATAAACAACAACCAACCCCGGACAGTGTATCCTTAACTACAATCAAGGAGGCCTTAAAAATATGTCGAATGAATGCGGAGTGCGATTTAGCAAATTCATACACGGAGGAATCCGCTGAGGCACGACAATTGAAGGAAGACCTGAACTACATCATACAGGCTCTTGGTTACCTTGAGTGTATTCCTAACGACGAGAATAGAGTACTATTCACAAGTAGCATCAAGTACTAATGGAACTACTGAAATTCATATTATTTTTGTGCATGTGTTGGGCTTTCATATGTCTAACATACACCTACATACTAACAAAGTAAAATCATGGCAAAATCAATTAAAATGGCAAGTGGTAATGAGTTACACGAACTCAATTGCCTTATAGAACGTATTGAAGACATACTCAACATATTCTCACACGTTGAAGAGTATATACCCGAAGCGTTTCGTAGAGAATTAAAAAAGGTTTCTGATAGAGTGGATAAGGAATGGAGATTGAGGTATGACGACTAATTATGACAAAGCTCGTATGCTTGTGAATACGATGTTTACAGCAGTACGAATAGGATCTTCTGAACTAATCAAACAGACTCACAACGACTACGAGCAGAATAAACACGTATTCAACGGATTAGATTACCTTATACAGACATGGAATCACTTAATGAGAAAAGCAAATGAAACTCTTGAAAAAGATACGCAAGATAGCAACCTTATATGAACCACCTACAGGCTCTGCGGTAATTAGATTACGATTTCCATGTACGATTGAAAATATCCGCGAAATCTCAATTCTAACGGACTTTGTACTTGCAAAGGATAAAACGTATGCAACAGTAGAGAAAACACTTGACAACCTACTGAAATTAAAAAATTACGGGTATTCTATAGGAGAAAGTCTTCGTATATGGGGAAATACAGAATACCTCATAGAGAAACATCGTAAGAAGATTGGTGTTCTTCCATGCGTAGGTGGTACGTATCTACCATACCAAGAAAAAGGAATCATCTATACGGACATGTTAGGGGGAAATTCTCTGATTGCAGATGAACCAGGTTTGGGAAAGACTATACAGGCACTCGGTTGGGTGCAGTTACGCAAGAGGCTGCCGGTTCTTATTATTACCACTGCAAGTATGAAAGAGAAATGGGCTGAGGAGGCTAATAAATGGACAGATGTGGGAGATTCTTATGTCTTATACGGAGCTAAATTGAAAAAGGTTCCTGATGTACCAATCTATATTGTGAACTACGACCTACTACGGTACCACGTTGCTTTCTTACAATCGAAGGCATTCCAGACAGTTATTATTGATGAATGCCATAAGATTAAGAATGAGACGGCTCAGCGGACGAAAGCATGTATGAAAATCGTTAGGTTTATACCTCATCACATACTACTATCAGGAACCCCTATAGAAAAGGCTCCTGCAGAGTTATATACATCAATAAAGATATTGAAACCTCAATTATTTCCGAGTAAGTACAAGTACCTACATAGATATTGCAATCCAAAACATAATGGTTTCGCATGGACATTTGATGGAGGTACAAATACAGAGGAGCTCTACGAATTGCTATGTGCAAATCTAATGATTCGGAGGAAGAAGAAGGATGAATTGAAGAATTTGCCAGAAAAAACCTACACGTTCATACCTCTACCACTTACAAATCAGAAGGAATATGACTTATGTGAAAAGGATTTCTTGACCTATGTACGTAACCAAGTAGAGGAAGAGTTGGTACAGTCTATTAGCAGCAATCTGAAGGAGGAATACCAAAGACTGATTACAATAGACGAAGAGCAACTCGAATACCTTAAGAAGGTAAGAGAAGAAAAGGCAAGTCCACTCTCACAGATAGAGGCACTGAAACAATTGTGCGTGAAAGGTAAGATGGAGGCTGTTATACGATGGATTGAGGACTTCTTGGAAAGTGGAGAGAAATTAATCGTATTCTGTGAGCATATCTTCGTGGTAGATGCGTTGATGGAAAGTTTCAAAAAAGTAGCTGTAAAGATAGATGGTAGTGTACATCCGAAAAAAAGAAAGGATATTGTAGACAGGTTTCAGAATGATAAGAAGATACGTTTATTCATTGGAAATGAGGCGGCACAAGAAGGCATTACTCTTACTGCTGCAAGTAACGTGGCTATCGTCGAGTTTCCATGGGTACCGAGTGATTTAGATCAGCGTGTTGATAGGGCTCATAGGATAGGGCAGAAGAATGCAGTAATGGTATGGTATCTTGGTACACGTAATACGATTGAGGAGAAAATCGTACGGCTATTAGATAGGAGAAGAAAATTAGTGAATTCAGTAATCGAAGGGAAGGGTACGAAAAGTAAAGACTTGATAGGAGAGCTGATAGGCTTATACACAAAGGGTTTGACCGGATTTAAAAAATAATTTTTTAAAATATTTTAAAAAAAACCTTTAAAAAATTTGCTTTTTAAATTCTTTTATTCGTATATTTGTAAGAGAATTTAAAATATATAGATTATGAAAAACGATTTAGTAAAATACGAAAACGCAAACGGCGATAAGATGGTAGCTATGATTACCTATTTTGAAGAAAACATTTACACTAATGGCTTTAAAATTTCTTTCAGATTATATAATACAACTGAAGGTATTGGCGGGTTTGAAACTACATTATGTGTAGCTAATGCACCTAAAGAAGTAGCTAAAATGTTTTGC